TGTTGTTCAACTGTTAAATCATCAGCTTTTAAAATATAAACTTCTTTTAACCCTGCTTCTTTACATGCTTTTAATCGCATGTTACCTCCCAAAACTATCATTTCATTATTAACAACAATAGGTCTTAGCTTTAGCATTTCAGGAAACTCCTGTATTGATTTAACTAATTTTTTAAATTTATCATCTTTAATTAAACGAGGGTTGTTCGGGTTGCTTTTTATTTCAGATATTTTAACTATCATATTCAGCTAATTTGTTTAACTTTTTTAATATAGCTTTTTTAACCCCGCCGTTAAAGCTTTCATCTGTAACATCAGCATTAAACGCCTCGTTATAAACTTGCAGCGGGTTGCTTTCAATTAGTTCTTTTTGTGCTTCAGTTAATACTGTAGGTCTGTTAAATGGAAAATGTACGTTAAGCCATTGCTTTCTATTCTCACATTCTTTGCACTTCTTAATTTGGATTACTTCGGTAATTGATTCAACAATATCCCCGAGTCCTTTAGCTTTTCTTTTAGTTTTAGTTTGCATTGTGTTATAGTTCTTATTGATATACCACTATCCCGACTAAATTTTCTTAAGCCATCGTCAGTTGAATGGTAAATTATTATTTGTTCATGGCTTCTTAAGTTGTCAAATTCTATATTTAACCTTTCGTAAAAGTCGTTAATGCTGTTTAGTTGATCCCAATCTAACAATTCAGCTATTAAATTGAAGTCAAAATCGTTAAAATCAACGCAATCAATTCTATTTTTAATCGTTTTTTGCTTCTTTGAATCGTTGTAAAGTGACTTTAAAGTAAAGTAAACATAGCTATTATTAATTTCTTTGTCAATTTTATGCAGTTTTAAGTACATATCCTGCACCATATCTTTAGCAGTGTCCCTATCTTTAGATATATCGTATGCCATTTTAAGCCAAAGACTATTGTTTTTAGCTAATATTTCTAACATTTAAAGCAAATTATTATATCCATCTTTAAATTTAATCACACGTTCACATTCCATTTGTAAACCTATGCTGTAAACAAGTTCGTATATTGAGCCGCCTATTACTATGCAATAGTGAAATCCATCCTTTGATCTGTAGCCCGCTTGTATATCCATAGCAACAAAGTGAAAGTCTACATAATCTGTATCTTCTTCATCATCGCCATATATCAATAATCGTGCAATCATTCTACAAAGTTATAAATAATAAATATGGATATGTTAAATTTATGTTAAAATTTAATTTATTGTTGTTTAATTAATTTATTGGCGTATATTTGCTGAAGTATTAACAACAAAAACAAAAACAAAATGGAAGCAATTTTAAAAGTTACAGGATTTACAGAATTAGAATTTACAAAAATTTATACTGATGCGATGAATAAATTAATGAGCGTTGGTTATAATGAAAATGATTCAAGAACAATAGTTATAAAAGGAATAGAAAAAGCATTAGGATTATAATAAAAAAACAAAGTGGAGCAGCATACTATAAACTGCATTAATAATTAAAACAAATATTATGAAAAAAGATTTAACATTAGAATTATTAGAATCAGGTTTAAACTTAGATTCATTCTTTAACATTTCAATTAATCATTCAACAGTTAGAATGATAGGTGATTTCAATACTGAATTATTAGAACAAATTACAGCTTTAGGGTTTAAACGAGCTTATATTTTATACGATGATACTCGTGTTGATATGATTGAATTTAAAAAAGCTAATTTACAAATCGTTTTAAGCATTTAATTATGAAAACATTTTTAAAACCCCGCAATCAATATACTTTTATAATAGTAGTAATTTTATACATAACTCTTCAATTTTTAAGATAATGAAAAAAAACATTAGAAATGCAGGTCGAAAACGATTGTTTAAACCTGATGTGCTAACCGCTGAAATTAGAATGATAGTTCCTTCAGCAACTAAAATAGAAATAATTGAATTTATAAACGATAAAAAAAAGCCCTACTTATGGAAAATAGAATTATAGATCATCTTATAACTAATGTTAAGTTATATACTGGCAAAGATTTATTAACTGTTGGGTTAGAATCTGAGTATGAAAATTACAAAGTTAGCTTTTACGGTCTTAAAGAAAATAATTATAAGTTAGTTGTTGAAGATTTTGGATTGTCAATTAATAAAAAATGGCGTCAATACTATCCAACTGATATGCAAACTGAGCTAATGCAAACTAAATTAATAAAAGCTGTTAGCGATTTGCAAGATGAATGCTTAGAAGATGATTTAACGGATGAAGGCATAGAAGATTTGCACGAATATTTTGGAGTTAAACGATCTAATTTTTATTAATATGAAACTATCTAAAGAACAAAAGCAATTTATTCAAGATGAATTTATCAGCGGGTTAAAAGCCCTTGTATTTATCCTATCAATTTCAATAATCGGAATCTTAATTTATTTAAACTTATGAAAACAATTAAAGAACTAAAAAAAGAATATAAATGGATGGCTAAAAATGGAATTGATTTAAGCGGTTATAACGTAGATCACTTTATTAAGCAACCCAATACGCCACAAAGAAGTTTTAAATCAAATCCAACGGCTGTAAAGAACTTACATAACTACAAATTTAAATTCAACAGGGATATTGATTCAGGGATTTTAGCATTATATGAACGAATAGAATTTTTAAAATTTCTAAAGCTATGAAAATTATAATACAAACAAAATTTGAAACTTACACAACTGAATTTACTAATGTAGATGTAAGTATGGAGCAAATTACAAAAGCATTACAAGGTATGTTATTAAGTTACGGTTGGGATATTGAAACTATAAAAGAACATATTAAAACAGAAGAAGATATATATAATCAACCCCCACAAATGTCATGAAGTACATATTAATATTATTTGCATACGAATTTTTAAGATCAAAGTTAATTTGGTTATGGTATTATTTAATAAATAAAGGAAAATTATGAAAACAATTAAAATATATAACGAGGATTTAGAATATACATTTACTTATGAACAAGTTGATAATAATTCAACAGTATATCAGTTATATGAAAATAAAAAATTTATTCATAGAATTGTAGATACTGGCAATAACTTTATTTTAAATGGGCATAAATTAGATTATGATGAGTTTGCGGATTTATTTATTTTTTTTAAATGTATTAAAGAAATAGATAAAAATTTAATGAGTGAATATAAAGTAGTTTCTGAAGAAGAAATATTTAAAATATGAATGCAAAAGAAAGAGCTGCTAACTATATGCGCTTAAAAAGTGGTTACGATCAAAGATTTAATTATAAGCCATCAAAAATTATAGCGCTTGAATTATATTTTATATTTAGTTATGGCGTTTCAGTTGGTGCCGTTGCCTATAAATTAGGATTTAACAAAGCGCAATTAGATCGTATAGTAGATGAATGGCAAAATAATAATGGTTATTTAATAGTAGAATCAAAAATAAATTTGGATATTAAAAAATAAGTATTATATTTGCTTAACAATATCGGTCAGGATATTTAAAAAAACATTAATAGTTCCTGACTTTGCCTGTACTGACCTACAGGATTTAAGTCAGGGATTTTTTATTTAACAATATGAAAAATACATTTTTAGAATTTTGCAGGGAAACAATGGGATATACATTCCATAGCAAAAAAACAGGTTATCAAGTTTACAAATTTGAGCTTTATTGGAGCGGATTAACTCCAAAAGAATGCTTTGAAAAATTTGACAGTAAAGTAATTGAATTTAAAAACATTTATTAAGATGAAAAATATCGCTACAGCTTTATTAAAAGCACAAACAGAAATGAGCAATCCAAAGAAGGATGCAACTAACCCATTTTTTAAATCAAAATACGCTGATTTAAACGCAGTTCGGGAAGCGGTTATACCAATACTTAACAATAATGGAATTGTTGTATTACAGCCGATTAAAAATATTGAAGGTAAGAACTTTGTAAGCACAATTTTAATGCACGAATCAGGCGAAATGCTTGAAAGTTTTACCGAAATAGTATATAACAAATTAAATGATGCGCAAGCTCAGGGATCAGGGATAACTTATGCAAGAAGATACGGGCTTCAATCATTTGTTTGCGTTGGCGCTGATGATGATGATGGCAATAAAGCAAGCGCTCCAGGTGATATTAACATCGCAAAATTAAAAGCTTGCAAAACTATAGATGAACTTTCAAAAGTGTTTAAATCTATAAGCAACCCTTCAAAAGAAATAACTGCATTAACTGTTGAACTTAAATCAAAACTATCATAATGGGACAATCAGGAAATATATTTTTACAATTAAAAGAAGATGAAATGCTACAAATGTACGATTCAACTTTTACAAAAAAAGAAGCTATATTAACAGGCAAACGAATGGTTGATAATGTAATTGAAAATGGCTTAGTAGGTAAGCATGAATTTATGACTACACTTGTACGTCTAAAAAATGTAATTGATGCTGCCGAAAGTGAAATGCGAAATTTATTGCCATGTGAAAAAGTAACTATTAACGGGGTTGAATTTAACCCTGTTGATGGTGGCAATACAATTAACTATGCTGATGATGAAATATACGCTACTTTAAAAGCCGATTTAGATGCAAGGGTTGAATTACTTAAGCTTGCACAAAAACAAACTATAATTGATGCTTATGGTAACGATGTGCCAAAAGTTTCAACAACGCCAAGAAAATCATCGATAACAATTAAATTTTAATATTATGGAAATTACAGGATCAGTTAAATTAATCGGGCAAACCGAAGAAGTAGGAACTAATGGCTTTACAAAAAGACTATTAGTAGTAACAACGAATGAGCAATATCCTCAAGATTTGCCTATTGACTTTGTTAAGGATAAAACATTTTTATTAGATTCTTTTAAAATAGGGGATGCAGTTACTGTTGGCATCAACTTAAGGGGATCTGAATACAACGGCAGGTATTATTTAAACGCTCAGGGTTGGAAAATTAACAAAGGTGTTAATGATATGCCGGTGCATGATGCTAAAGTTATTGAAGTTATTGACAATCATAATATTTTGCCTTTCTGAGAAAAAACAAATTTAAAATTATTAATTAAAACATTTGATTTAATAAAATAATTTGTATATTTGCTAAAGAATTGTGCATAATTCAAATAAGTAAAAACATTAATAGCTTTTTAGCGTTAGTAGGGATGCACCCCGAAAGCGTTGAAAAGCTTTTTTTAATTTAATAGTTTATAGGTATCTTAAAACCTTTATTATAATGGCAAAATTTGAATTAAAATTTATTGATGCATATGGATTTCATTTTATTGAAGTACATAAACAAACTATTGAACTCTATACTAAAAATGAAGATGTAATTTATATCAGTATAGGAGATTGGAATAAAGAAAAATCTGATATGTTTATTAGATTAGATAAATCTACAGCAATTAAATTTGCAAAAACCTTGCGAACTGAAATTAACAAAATTACAGAAGGTGAGGTTTCTAATGGCTAAAGAACTTCCATACTTTAAATTTGAACCTAACCAATGGGAAAATGGTAATATACAAATGCTTTCTCGTGAAGATAAAGGGTTGTTTATTGACTTATGTTCAATGTATTGGTCAAGACTTGGGGATGTGCCTTTAAAACTTGCTATTCAAAAGTTATGCGCTGGCAATGCGACCGCATTAAATTCGCTTTGCGATGAGAAAATAATTGAAGTTTTAGATAGTAATATTTTTATAAAATTCTTATCAGAACAACTAAATGAATTTGAAGATACTAGTAAACAAAACTCAAAAAATGCAAAAGAAGGTTGGGAAAAGCGCCGTAAACTAAAGGATGAATGCGAGCGCAATGCGACCGCATCAAATCCGCAATGCGAAAACGATGCCATAAGAGAAGATAAGATAAAAGAAGATAAGATAAATAGCTTAGAAGCACGCTCCCAAATTTTTAAAGATAGTTTATTAGAATATAAAAATAAACATCAGGTTAATATGCTAAAGGAATTTTATAACTATTGGACCGAACCAAATCAAAGCAAATCTAAAATGCGTTTTGAATTAGAAAAAACTTGGAGCTTAGATCGTAGATTAGAAACTTGGGCAAAACGAGAAAATTTATTTAATGTTAAACCACAAATAAAACAGGATAGGTTATGAAATTAAAAGATGCAATACAAAGAATGCAATGGCGATTTAGCCAAACTAAACAATTCACACCAAACAAAAATGATGCTGATGCCTTTAATTTGATTTTAGATTATATAAACAACTCAGTAAAAAAAGAAGTTAATCAAAATGAATTGTTTGCAAAATTATATGTTAAGATGCTAACCGATTATTTAACCTGTTTAAACAACGATGTTGATGCTTCACAAAAAGCAATTAGCCAAACATTAAATAAACCAATAGATAACTTATATTTGGATTTTAAAAATAGATTTAATACCTATGCATTTAATAACTTCTTAATTTCTGAAGGATTAGACTTTAATAAACACCCAGCTTGTTACAATGCAGCTGAAGAAAATGTTAACAAAGAAGTTACAAAGCATAAAGATTGGGAATTATACGCAAAGGGAATTATGGATTCAGATGAAATTGAAATGCAACTAAATTGGATCATAAGTTTAAACTTAAATAACTACAAAAATGTTTGATAAAATTATTATTCAGGATGATCCGTTAGAAGATAAATTAGATTTTAAAAAAATAGAATTAGAATGCTATATTAACCCTGCAAAAGAAATACAAAGGCAGCCGATTGCAATTTCAATAGGCGAATCACAATATAAAAATGAAATGTACCCTATCCCGTTTGGGAGTTATGGCGATTTTAGTTGCATAGTTGGAGCTTCTAAGTCACGAAAAACTTTTGTTAAATCTATGATTGAAGCGGGTTACATTGGCGGGGATGCTAATAAATATACCCATATCAAAGGGCATAACAATCAGGATAAATTTGTAATTAGTTTTGATACAGAACAATCACAATACCATACGCAAAGAGTTACAAAGCGGGTTTTAGAAATGGTTGGATCTAATTACGAATATTACAAAAGTTATTCGCTTAGGCAATACGATCCGCTTGTTAGGTTTCAATTTATAGAATGGGTTATGTTAGAATCTGAGTATCGTAATAATTTAGGATTGGTTTCAATAGATGGCTTTGTAGATTTAATTACTGATTTTAATTCTTTAGAACAATCAACACAATTAACTGAAAAGTTATTAAATTGGACATCGATAACAAAATGCCATTTAACAGGGATATTGCATAAGAATTTTGGCACCTCAAAACCTGTAGGGCATGTAGGTAGTTCAATTTTAAAAAAAGCGGAAACAGTTTTATTTGTTGAAAATGAAAATAATTTAACATTAGCCAAATGTGAATATAGCCGTAATTTGCCATTTGATAATTTTGCAATAGATATTAACAAAGACTGGCTTCCATTTGTAACTGAAATAAACGGGATTAAAAAAAATAATTGGTTTTAATATGAAATTTGAACAACAACTTAAAGAACTAACATCTTATATCGAAGTATATAACAGCGTAAGTTTAAACGATGGCGAGCAGCTGAATTATTTATTACAAAAGATAAATACTATTTTGTTTTATTTGGAATCCGAAAGGGCAAAGTATAAGCAACTTTACGAAATTAAAATATATGAATTAACAACTGATAAAAAGTTAGCAGTAAATCGAGCTGTTAATTTTGCCGAAGTTGAAATTCCTGAGCTTTATTTATTGCGTAGAATAATGGATTCAGCATACAGGGTTAGCGATGCTATCCGTACAAATATATCGTTTTTAAAAAATGAGCGTAATCATTCAAGATGAAACAGCCAAAAACAAAGAATTGCATTCAATGTAATAAAGCATTTAATCAATACAACTCACTTGTAAAAGTTTGTTCAACTGATTGCGCTATTGCATATTCTAAAATCAAAGTTGAAGAAAAAGCAATTAAAGACGTTTTAAGCTACGAAAAATTAAAAAGTATAGATACATACCAAAAGAAGTTAAAAGCGTCTCTAATCAATACTAAAATGCAAATTCACGCATATATACGCAAAAGAGATCAACATAAAAATTGTATTAGTTGCGGTGCTGAATGGAATGATACATTCCAAGCGGGGCATTTTTACTCAGCAAATTCTTTTAATACATTAAAATTTAACTTAGATAACATTCATGGGCAATGTAGAAAATGCAACCTATTTTTAGAAGGCAATTTTGATAACTATGCATTAAATTTACCAAATCGAATAGGTCAGGATCGGTATTATGATTTAGTTAAATTAGCAGGTATTGACAAACAATATAGCAAAGTTTGGGATTTAGATAATTTAAAAGAAATTAGATTGAATTTAAAGCTTGCCAACTAAGTTAGAAACATTCTCAGCAAGGTTTACAATCTTAGTAGCATTTTTTAAATACAACCTGAGCAATATTACAAAGCAAATAATAAAAACAAAGCCAAGAACAACAACAATCCAAATTAGCCAGTTCATATTAAATTCAACTTTTTTAATTGATTCCTTTGCCTTTACAGTTTGTTTTACTTCTGCAACTTCTTTTTTAGCTTCAACTTTATTTTCATTTGTTTTAGTTTTATCAGTAATGTACACTATTTTAGTGTTTGTATACGTTTTACCACCAAATGTTATAGGTTTTGTTAAATCTATAGGTTCAATAGTAAATGATGTTTTAAATCCATCTGTTTGCGTTTCTGTTTTAGTATCACTAACTACTTCTTTTTTTTCTTCTGTATCTATTTTAACTTTTTCTTTGTGTTTGAATATACTACAGCTGCTAAACATCATTAGTAGCATGAATAGCATTGTAATAATGAACGCCATGATAATTGAATTGTTTTTATTTTCCATCTTTATTTATTTTTTTTAGTTATAATGTTTGTTATTTACAACAATTTTAGCTATTATGTTAACTATAACTTACATTTAGTCCCAATTATAGCTAATATATGGGACAAGATTATTTTTTTAAATTTATTATTTTATGATATACAGCATTAACCCTTTCGGAGTTCCCGCCTCTTTTGTATAAATAATCCATTACTAAATTGATCCTTTGCTTATTAGTCAGGTGTCTTGTTGGTTTTGCAGTCATCACAATAGTATTTTTTAGTTAATCCCTCAGTTATAATTGTTCTACATTTATGGCAAAGTGTTGCGCCCTTGCCATTGTTAAATTTATGAATCGGTTGAAACTCCATAAAGTAATTACATTCCATATCTTCATTCTCATTAACAAACGGTTTGAAGTCTGCATAACTTTGATAATAACCAGGTTCAGCTTTAAATCTGTAGCATTGTTGATTCATAGGGCAAAGCGAATTAGCACACATTGAAATATCAGGCATAATTTTATATTTTATTGTTAAACTTTAATTTAAGAATGTAGCTTGAGTTGCTGATTTCAAAATTATAATCACAATCGTTACATTCCATTAATCTTTTAATAGTTCCTGCAGCGGTTACATTATTTTTAATAAGCTCCGAATGTTCACTCCCACAACTTGGGCAGCTATATTTTAGGTTGTTATTAATAACCCCGTTATGAGTATTAGTTTTAATGTAATTTTGCATAGTGAAATATACATCTTCAAGAACAATTATATCCCCTTCGCAATAATTAACCATTTCATGCATAGCTTCAGGATCATTTTTCATTACTTTTTTCCACATATCAAAGCCCGAATGCTTAACTTTTGCACCAACTCCTAAGAATTGAGCTATATAATCGAGCTTATTTGAATTAAAATTAAAGCCGTTTTTAGCCTTTTTAAGCGTATCTAAGGTTTTATATTGCGGAAACATAGGTATTCTATGAAAAATACAGCGTGTGCGGATCCATTTAATATCAAATCTATCCCCATTATGCGCAATTAATTCATCCGCTTGGTTAGCTTGTTGAATGAAATCAATCAACATTTGTTTGTCGCATTGATTTTGATCCCATTTTAAGCTATAAATCTTGTCGCTATCTTCCCATTTGTAGGATATACATATAATTTTACGCTCATCTATTATGTTATCAGGGGTTAATGTTAGGTTATAACCAATACGCCATGAATAAACAACATTAGGGGATGTTTCAATATCAAAGAATAAGCGTTTAATATGGCTTTGATTTGTTCTACTTCTTAATAATAACCTTTCATCGCTTGGGTTAAGTCGATATTTGTTATCAGTATTCTTTTTTAACCCTAATAATTCAACTTCTTTATCTTTTAACCTGTAGCGATTGCTCATAATTTTGGATATTTAATGCCGTTATCTACAATTATATTACCAATATCAATTTTTGTTTTTAATTCCTTCCATCCTGATTGCGTTTTTTGAAAGTGTGGCGCATCTTTAAAAGTTTTCCAATCACCTCCCCATTCCCAACCGTTGTTTTTAAAATAGGTTGCAACTTGAATCCAATATTTGTTAACTTCCCAACTTGCAGTCTCAAAAGTTCCATCGCCATTTTTATCATATAACAAAACAATATCAAAAGCTAATCCGTAATTGTGAATTGATTGCCAGGAATCAGCTCTTGTAACTCTTGGGCGTTGCAAAAATATACGATGTTGTTCTTCAGGGGATCTAAATACTGAGCTAAATCGTAAACGTACATTTGCAGGTAGCTTGTTGTTTATTTCTTTGTATTGCTGTAATAAACTATCCCTAAGAATAGGATGAGCTTGCGTAATTCTTTGTAATGTGATGTTGTCCATAATTGTTTTTTTTGTAAATGTATAAAAAAAACCCTTGCTTTTACAAACTAAGGGTTTAAAACAAAAATATTAAAACAAAAATTATCAAAGCAAATATACAAATTATATTTTATCTTTAAAATAATTAAATATTATTAATATCGATGCGAACATTAATCCCGCAATTCCTTTGCCCCAAAATTTAACTAATTCTAAAGTCTGTTTTATTTCTGCAACATCTTTATCATGCCGATCAACTTTTTCATCAATCTTTTCAACTAAAATATAAAGCCCTTTATTGCCATTTAAATTATTGCCAGCAATTAAAGTTATAAGCCCGTTTACATTTTCGCTTAGTTGCGCAATATCTTTTTTTAATTCCTTATGGTGTTGATCCCTGCGAATATCTGTAGCCATTAAATAGGCAATCTTTTCGTTATTAGTCTTAGGTATAAATTCTTCAGTCATTATGGTTTTAATTTTGCAACTATATCTGTAAATCCCTGTATGCTTATATAAGCAGTTGCAATTATAACCCAATCCCTTGAAGTTATGTTAGCTAAAAATAAACCAATAGAAGCCACTAAAAAAACTAATAGCTTGCGACTAATCCATTTGTTTAATAAACGATCTAAAGTTTCTTTGCTCATAAATTATATTGTATATGCGGCTATTTGCCCGCCTGTTGTTGCTACTGTTGAAGCATTTTGTAAACGATCCCCAATACTATTAGCAGTGAATCCACTTGCAATTAAATAGTTCCAAAATTGAGCAGGTGTCATTAACAATGTTCCAGTAGTATTGTCAGTTAAAACGCCACTTAATACGTTTGCAGCACTTGGAACTCTTAAAGTTCCAGTTAATTCACTTGAAGCACCATAACTAGTCCCAAATCTTACATTAGTTGTAGCGGGGTTTCCTAAAGCTACTCCAGCAGCATAAAGTGTTCTATTACCACCTGTGCTTATCTGAAATAACCAACTTGAAGTGTTTGTATCTATTGTTACTCTTGGTGCTACAATAGCCATATTATTAGATGTATTCACAACATTACCACTTACTTTTACATAAGTGCTTGAAGAATATCCACTTGTCAAAGCAAAAGACGAGTATATAGCTGGAGCAACTGAACCAGCAGTAAGTATTCCTGTAACTGTAATTATTGAGGCATTTGTTATATTAAAAATACTTGGTTGTAATGAACCAGCTGTAACATTACCTATAACTGTTAATGGTGTACCACCACTTAAATAAATACAACAATTAGCTGATGTTGTTACATTTCCCGTAATATTTATTGCCCCAGTTGAAGAAGATACAATAGTTCCAGTTGTTGTTAAAGTTGAAGAACTACCAGTTATATTTCCAGTGATGTTAATAGTTGCAGCAGAAGATAAAACTAAACAAGTTGAAGTAATAGCCGATGCTCCTGAACTACTTGATATATCTCCAACTATATTAAGAGTTCCATTTCCTGTTACAATTAAAACTGACCTACCACCTTGTCCATTATCATTATTATAATTTCCATTACAATTTAAAGTTCCTGTACTTGATAACTTAATTGCATTATAACTTCCAGTATTTGTCATTGTCAATACACTACCATTAAAAGTAGCAGTATTTGGACTTGCTAAATTCATTTCTAAAGTTGCAGTAGTTGAGCCAACATAAATAGCTTGAGCAGCAGTACAAGTTAAGTTACCACCATTTGCAAAAATAAACTGTCCACCAGCTGCAATAGTAGGACCTGATGCATTTGATGTATTTCTAATTGATAAGACTGTAAAAGTTCCATTTATAGTAACAGTAAAGTTATTTGAAAAAACATCGTCTGAACTTGTAGGCAAAGTACCACCATCCCAAGTTGCTGTATTACTCCAGTTACCACTTGCTACTGCATATCTAAAAGCCATAATTAAAGATTTTTATCATTAATAAATGTCTGCAAAGCACCCATAATTGTAGCTGCTGCATTAATAGCATCTGTATCCTCACTATCAAAAACATCCATATAAGTTATAGGAATAGAATTATTAGGCAAACTTTCTGAGCTTCCATCTTCTAATAATCTATAAGGTGTTAAACGCATAGCTACACTTGCACCTATATCAGTTGGTTTAACTAATGGCGATATTGCTAAATTTACTAAAAAGTATGGATAAACAATTCCATTTACTTCAATCGGGTTTGTGCTTTGTATTGGCATAATTTCTATTTATATATATGTTGCTGATTCTCTATTAGTCCAAGCTACGTTAGTAGCAGTTGCAGTAGTTATTGAGCCACTTGCAACTATTGTTAATCTTTTTATAGTCCATACTGCTGAACTTTCACTTACTCCAGTTCCTAAAGCTACTCCGCAATAGTTGATATTGTTGTTTGAACTATTATTTGCGTTTCTTCTTGTTGATGCGTTTTGTTTATTATTAAATGTACTCCAATCTGTTGAATTTAATGCACCTCTATTGGTAGCACTTGCAGTAGGTAAATTAAATGTGTGTGTTGCACTTGTTGAACTAATTGCAAAATCAGTCCCACTTGTTCCTACTGCTAAATTTTGTACTTGTGTTGTTAAACCATTTAAAGCAGTTATTCCAGTTGAAAATGTAGTTATAACTTGGCATAAATGATTATCTTCTGTATGAAGCGTAATAGTTCTACCACTATGATTAACATATATTCTAACTGCTAATCTATCTGTTGCTAATAATGTTGTTTGTGGTATTGCTAAAGCACTAACATATAAATCTATTGTAGTTCCATTTGTTATGCCTTCTGGATTTGATGAATTACTTGCTATTAATGATAGTGTAGTTCCATTCCACTTATATAATTCAACATAAAATGTTGGAGTACCACCACCACTATTAGCACTAAAATAAGTTTCAAAATTCCAATTTCCAGCTGGTATTTCTAATTGATTTGGTACATTAGCATCTGTAATAAATGATTGAATATAACCATTTGCATTTATTGTAAAATCAGTTCCAGCACCTAATATTGGTGTTCTATCCATTTCTTTAAATGCAACTCCTCCAAATGTACCTTGAGAAACACTACCATTTAAATAAAAAGACAAAGAAGCACCACCACCCGTTGAATTTGGGAAATTAGCAAGTGTACCATCACCTCTTACATATTGAGAAACTAATCCCGCTCCTGTTACAGCAATATCTCCTGTTGAAGTTATAGGACTATTTGTAACGCTAAAAGCTGAAGGCATAGTTAAACCTACTGAAGTAACAGCCGATGGTATATCAGCAGCCGTAATAAAAGCATTAACCCCATCTTCACCATCATTAGTTAAATCACTTGTATTAGTTGGAATATCAGAAAGCAAAGCCATTGTACCACCTAATGGTCTAATTTCAACTACTTGATTTGGAATTGATGTAAATTGAAAATTTAAAAAAGTATTACCCTCATTACCTAAATCTTCAAAATAAATTCCGTTTTGTTGTAATTGTGCTGAACTATTACCTGTATCAATTACTTTTATAGGGTTTATAGTTTCATTCCCAGCAGTAGTAACTTGTTGAAGCGTTGGAGTAGATCCAATATTTACTAACACCCAAACGGCAGCGCCCTCAGTTGCATCCGTACATTCGTAAGTGTCTCCATTATCTAAAGTCCATCTTGAACCAACTTTAAATCTTAATGTAACATCAAAGCTATAATTAGGAACTAAATCAAAACCATTAGTTGTATTTCTAATTAAGCCATTAGAATCAAAAACGTGTCTAAATCCACTTTGCCACATATCCTCATAACCAACCCCGCATATTCTTGAAATACCACCATCGGCACCAAAATCATACGTTCCTTTTTTTAGCGTTGAAGCATTATCTAAAACAATAGCATCGGTGCCATTTAAATTTATATTATTGCCATTCGTTGAATTGCCTTCAATTAAAACGCCTTCTAAAGTTGGGTTATTTATAACAGGATTTGCAGGATCAGTATTATCAACTAAATCACCCGTAACACTTTCAACAGCACTTGCGGGTATATCTTCTAAAGTTATAAACGGATGTACGCCATCTTCACCATCGTTAATTAAATCCGATGTTTTAACGGGTTGTGTTTCGCCTATAGTAATATTAACCTGCTCAGTTGTTTCATCAACTGTAATGTTAACCGCCTCGTTACTATCTTCAATAGTGATGTTAATTATTTCTTCAGGCATTAGTCGGTTACGTTTTGAATTACATTAAAAGTCCCGCCAAAATAGCTTTTTACTTTGCCACTTTGATAGGTAAATTTACAATCATAATATATAGTTCCTATTTGAAAATCTACTATAAAATCATCGATAATAAACGTGCTGCTATTAACTACAGTTATGCCATCCCCTTCGGTGCAATCCCGTAACAATTTACCTTGCTTTTGTTCTTTACGAAATTGAACGTGCAAAGTTATGTTTGTTAAATCAACATCGATTGTTACTGTTTTAGCTCCAAATGAATTTGATTTAATTACGTCTAAAAAATTTACTGTTGTTGCCATTTATGTAAGTCTTATTTTAACTGCCCCTGATGTATGATATAAACCGCCTACAGGAACGCCACCAGCTGCTGCTGCTGTATCATTTGCAAAGTTGCCAGCAGTGTTTATAACACCTACAATTCCTGTATAGTCTGGAAAAGTAAATTCTTTATTATTACCATTAGTTTTTAACCCAAATTCTTTACCAATATCATTTAATCTAATAAATGCAGTATCCCCGTCAAAATCAAGAAAACCATCCACTAACCTTAATTGTGTGGTTTCAATAGTTCCTGTACAAATTATATCATTTGTAGTTTCATTATTTACATCAGTAATTTCTTGTAAACCTTGATTGTAAAGCTCAGTAAAATTAGCATTTGCCTTAACTTGCGAAGCCCTTAACGTGTCGCCTGTGCCATCATTTGCGCTTGTCCCTACATTTATTATCTGTTTCGCCATTTTTCTTTTTTAAATAAATTTCTAATTTCTTTAATAACTGTCCGTTAGGTCTCCGCTGTCGTTTGCCTTCCATGTATCTTGAGTTGTTTCTGTTCTATATCCAATAAAATCAAAGCCAAAACCGCTGTTTCTAAATTGCGGGTTAACAATATTCTCATAATGCCACTGATATTCAGGCAAATTTACCTTTAATAACCATCTTAAACAACGCTCAACGTACATTTCTACTTTTAACCTTTGATGATTAACCAACATATCAATATCAGTTTGATCTACAGGCGTGCCATTTGCAGGCGTATGTTTGTAGATTCCCCCGTTTGATATTTGATAACCACCGATAATTAAGTATTCTACAGCGCTTTGATGGATTAAAATTGGTTTTACAAAGTCATTGTACAAAATTAAATAATTGTCCGTTAATTCCTCATCTAAATAGTCTGTTTCTATTTTGTTATATAACGTGTCACCTAAAATTTCTTTTAGCTTACTATTTTGCGCATCTTCTATACAAAACTTATAACGATCAATATCTATATTGCCGCCTAATGGAGTTGCATTTGTTAAATCTTCATATTCAATTAAGTATGCCATAATTTAATTTAAAAAGCCGTTGTTAGGCATGTTGTTAGGTTTGATTGTAGATAATGGCTCGCCACTTGTAGGTATTTCAGTTTGAATGCCTTGAGCTTTTAAATCACTAATTAACTTTTGAGCATCAGAAACTGTAATATAATTGTTACCTTTTTTCAAATATACTTTTCTTAAAAAATAATGATTGCATCGAGCACCGCCTTTATATTTTAATATATCGTAAGTGTCAGTTCCTTCAGGACCAAAACCAGGATTAACAGATTGGCTACTTGCCAAATCAATATCTTCTTTTCTATATACCCTACCTGCATTTATCATTTTTTGGCAAAATTCTCTTTGCGGTTTTAAACTCCCAGCGTATTCAAATCTTACTTTAAAATATTCATTATCTATTGAACTTGGGGCTAAAGGAATGTTTGAAATTACGGTTGCTAAATTTAATGATGTTTCTGATAAATTAATAGAATGTTCATTATATTCTTCTTCATCAATTAATTCCCATTCATCGCTTATAATTTCGCCTAAATTAATTAAAGCATCGGCAATTATTGGATCAGTATGTACAGCATCACTTGATAATTGTTGTAAATCAGCAGGTTTGTTAGTAAATAATGTTTCAGCAACTGCAGCAGGTATTTGTAAAAATTGTACAAGAAATACAATAGCTTGTTCTTTTGTTAAAATGCCAGCTTTTACGCTTGTTAAAATTTCAACTGCTGATGATATTTGTGCTCCATTATATGATTGATCGTTTTTAGCCAAATCAGACATTCTAAGCGGGATAAAATCTAAATCAATAGTAATTCCACTATCACTAAATAATTCCATTAAACAGTCTAATATCGTTTCCTTCATAGGCGTAATAACATTTATCGATAGTTCGTTAAATGCGCTTTCCATTTCATTAGCATTATTACCCATTCCCGTATTATCTTTAATCCCGAATAATATAGGTGATGTAACTTTGTGCGAAATAAGTAACTTTTGCGTAGCTTCTTTAGTTAAAAACTCATATTGTTGATGCGCATCGCTAACTTCTAAAGCCGTTACATCAATTCCTGTTTCTTTGCCATTATTCCAATTTATTAAAGCAACACCAGCGTTAATTGATCCCTGACCTTCACGTTTAATAATATCCTTCATTGTACGCTTAACCTCAGGCGATGGTTCGCCCTGATTCATATTAAATATATGCCCGAAGCTTAAACCATTTTTAATATGGTTAATACAATAGTTTGCTATTTCTTCTTCAAGCTCAGCGTATGGTAAACCCGCCATATAAATTGGATCGGTGAAGTACATCTTACCAACTTGATAGCTGTTAATTATATAAATATAACTGCCATTTTTCTTTTTATCATAAGTGAATGCAGGTATTGGAACGGGCTTATATTTTCTTGGCTCGTTAAAATCCAAAGAATACCAATAAGTATCAATATCCCCTTCTTCATTCATTTTGTTAGGTAGGATTTGATTTTTAGGAACGTGTTTAATTCGATCCAAAGAACCATTTTTATAAATCACTTCCATTGATGCTTCACTAAACAAAGCGTAATCCTGACAAATATTTTTTAAATCCTTTTTAGATAGCTTTTGATTAACCATTGCAAACTGTAATGGCTTTTGACTTTGTTGTGTACTCATTAAACCTTTGCCATAAATGAATTTGGCATAGCTATCTATAATGGCACGATTTGTAGGGCTTCCGTTGTAGCGGTCAATTATATAGGTATAGAATGAATTTTTAGCTCCATTCATTACGAAATCATTTGTCATTGATTCCTTAACCACAGGCCGCACATAATTTGCGAGCTGTATAATTTCTAAAGATTGTTTATTTTCCTTCATATATATTAAACGAAAAAAGCGCAAAATGTAACACTTTGCGCTTTTAAAAAAATAATAATCAACCTTATGGTTCTACATTATTTGCACTTACTAAAGCATCTAATGCTGTTATTGCAGCACCGCTTAAGAATGGGCTAAATTTCGTGTCAGTAGCTTCCAATGTTAATTTGTAACCACCATCATCTGTAGATTTAGTTGAAGTTGAAGCATCTAATCCTGTATCAATTCCTACAGCATATACGTTACCGTTATAATCATGTACGAATGCAACAACTGTAGAATATATTAATGCTAATAATTCAACCTCACTTGCTTTAGTTATTTTTTGTAATAACAAGCTTAAAACTTGTTTAACATCAACTGTTCTTTTTTCCATATCAGTTGTAGAAGTTTCAACTAAACTGTTGCCAGTCGCTTTTACTTCATAACGATATACATCTTCTAACCATCCAGGTAAAGATGAAATTTCTTGATCAGCAACTGTAAATCCTGTTGAATCATAAACAGCAAAATCTACAAGTTTAATCCCAATCCTATTATCTTTACATGGCAATTTACGCCCTTTTGTAATTATATCACAACTCATTTTTTATCTGTTTTAAAAAACCCCTAAATTAATAGGGGTTTATATTAATATTAACCTCCGTAAAGAACTCCTTTGTTAGCTTGACCAACGTTTGCAGCAAGTGTATAGATTGAACGTACGAATTGAGTATCGCCATCGTTTACTAATTTACCTACTTCAAATCTGTTAACGTCATCTAATAAGTCAGTGTTCCAAGATACAGCCGCTTTTCTTTGAGCGTAAGCCATCAAGTTGTTTGGAGTTGGAACGAAAAGAATTTCAACACCATTGTAGTAACATTTGCTATCGTTAGCAGCGCTTTCAAATAAGAAGTTTATTTGTTGAGCAGCACCTACAGCGTTGTTAGCTATTCTTGCTAATTGTTTCCAAGCTCTTGGAGCGTAAACAACAACAGGGCTAACAGTATCAGCCAATAATTCAGCAGGGATTGCAGCATAAATAAGCGCAAATTGTGAAGCGATGTTAGCAGCAGTTACTGTAGTTCCGCCAACTTTAATATAAGATCCTAAAGCAGCTTGATCGTAAAGAACTTTAGCAAAAACACCATCAACTTGACCTGCAGTTAAAGCAGCTACAGCAGTTTGAGTTGCAGCAGTTATTGAACCTTGAGCACCACCTGGCGTTAAAGCAGCGATTGCTGATTTAGTAGCTGAAGTAATACCACCCCAAAAGATTGATTCAGCATCTTGAGATACGTTTGGTCCTACCATAGCTAATACAGTTGAAGCGAACTCATCCGATTCAATGTTGAAAGCGCCAGGAGCCATTGTACGGTTAAAACGTGCAGCTCTTAAAGATTCTTGTAAGAATGTTTGTTTGTATTCTAATTTTGTAGGAGTAATAATTCTTTCATTGATGCTAATTGATCCACTTGATGAAAGCGCAGCACCTGTATAAAGTTGTGCTGTTACATCAACACCTGCTTCGGTAAAAATAGTACCTGCTTTGATGTCAGTGTTAAATGTTACATATCCATCCGCAATAGTTTTATTTGCGAATAATACTTCTTCTAGGATAGGTTCTACTGCCTTACCACGAATGTCTACTGTTGTTCCAGTTATTGCCATTTTTTAAATTTTTTTTTATTAGTTATTTTTTAATGCTCTGTGTTTTTCCAAACTTGTCATTTCATCCCAAGTTTTTTCTTTTGCAGGTTTTGTTTTAGTAAGTTGCACCGCTTCAACTTCATTGCTTAATTTAGTTTCAAACTCGTTTCTTAAAGCATTTAGTTTAGTTTCAAATTGATTTCCAATTTCTAAAACCATTGCGTTAAAATCTTCTTTTGATAACTGATAAAAGATTTCATTTGTAGTTTTTTCGCTTTTAACTACAGGCGCACTCATAGGAGTTGCGGGATTCATCGGAGCTTCTTCTTCAACATCTGTAGTTTCTTCTTCTACAGTTGAAATTTCAGCAACTAAAGAGTTTGCAATTACAACAGCCATTCCACCTTCTAAAGTGTACTCGCCATCAGGAACTGGCAACTCCATACCATCAGGAGCGGTCATAGTCATAGGAGTTCCAACGGCAACAGTATCACCATCGAAATTAAACTCCATTGATCCATCCGCTAACTTTACGCTACCTAAGTTTACTTTTACATCCTTTGTTAAATTCAAAGATGCAAAGCCACTTTTAATAGCATCAACAATTTGTTCAATCATATTATTCTCGGTTTTTAAATTTACTTGTTCTAAGTCAAAAAATGCATCAATACTGAATCCTTTAACTTTTCCTGTTTTGACAAAATCATTCCAAATTTCATCGTTATCTATTTTCATAGAAGCATACCATGTGCCTATTGGTTCATTCATACCGTACACTACAGATTTATCATTTACTAAATCTGTTTTAATCCAACTTTCAACAATCGTAACGCCTTTAATTTTACTATCAACATCATGCTCAATAGTTGAACTTGATTGATAACCCTTTTTAAAAAAGTTTTCACTTGCTAATTTAATAGTCTGAGCAGGAAATACAATGTTAAATTCCCTTCCGTTTTGATTTCTATAAATAGGTTTCTCAGGAATCAATACAGCACCGCAAACAATTCGTTGTTCATTATCAACGCTTTTAAGTTGGAATTGTTCTTCTTTACTCAAAGCAATAAACATTGATTCCATGGCAGGATCGTTTACTAAACTAATGCCATAAACACCTGTAGTTTCCCCTTCAATAAAATTTACTCTGTATGTTTCCATTTCTGCATCCATATTATATAAACGAATTAATTTAAAAGTGTAATACTTTAGTTAAATGTTGCTGTATCTATTCGGTTACGATCTAATGATTGAGCACTTGAAACATTGCCACTAACAACATACGCTTGTAGGGGTTGCTGTTGTTGACCTGCTATTGTTTGCGCTAATTGATTGGTTGGATTTTGCCCTACTATATTAAAACTTGGAGGGGCTGGAGCTGCAGCGCCACCACCTGCTGATCCACCACCACCACTACCTGGCGTTTTAACTGCTAAAATCTTTTTAACAGACGCATAACCTGAAACTAATGATCCAGCTGCTGCAACTGCTCCTAATGCAATACCTACAGGACCAGGAACCGCTGCCACCATTCCTTTATATGCTGAAACTCCTGATTGTATTGTATCTATTGTTGCTGCTGCAACTGCTGCTGCTTTTCCTGCGGCTGTACTTTCACCTAATAAAGTTGCTGCCGTTTTAAGACCTGAAGAAATTGCACTTAACGCCTTAGCTTTTGCGGCTGCTTTTTCTTCTTCTATTTTTTTTATTGCCTCAGCATTTGCTTTTTCGCTTTCTTCTTCTTTTTTTAAATAATCATTTTTTAAAGCAAGTTGTAATTCAGCATTCCCTTGAGCGGCTATGTATTCAGCTTCATATTTTTGTTGTCTAACTAATGCATCATAGTCGCTTTTTTCTAAAGTTAATTCTTGCAACTTTAACCATTGTTCATCTTCTTTAACAATTTTAGCTTGTTCTAATTCGGCTAATTTTTCATTCTTCTCTACTTCTAATTGAATTTCTTTGTCGTGTAATTCAAGTAAAAATTTTGTCTTATCTTCTATTGATAATTTATTATCCTCTAAAACAATATTTCTTTTTTCATCAATAGAAATTTTATCATTTTTTAATTTTTCTTCAATTAATTTTCTTTCATTATCAAATCCTTCTTGAATTGATTTTTCGTTATTGTCATTATTTTCTTTACCTGCTTTTTTATTACCTTCATTAATTTTAATTTGATTCCCCGCTTTAGTATTTTCTAAATTTTGTAATTCTTCAGTTAATGCTTGAGTTGCTTTATCACCTTCTGCTTTTATTCCAGCAGAATCAAATAATTTAGTTGATACAAAAGTTGTCGCTTTATCAATTCCCGCATCCAAAACATCAGTAACATTCATTGCTGCTACTTTTTGAAAACCTAATGCATCAGATACTTTATTAACACCAGCTATAATTATGTCAAATGGCTTTGCAATCATTCTAACCATAAATGTTCCTAATTGTAAACTTCTTGTAAAAATTAACTTAGTATATTTTTCATTTCTTTCAGCTGCTGCTACTTCAGCTTTTACACTTGATATATTTTGTAATAATTTTTCTTTCCCTAATTCAATAGTTTTTTCAATTTGTTCATTTTTTTTCTTTAAAATATATTCTTCTGACTTACCTTGCAACCGCAAAACATTATCTTGATTATCTAATGTTTTTAAGTTTAGTAATTGTGTTTGATAGTTAGCATTTACTTTATTATTTAAGTTCGCCTGAGCAGCACTAACACCATTTACAGCTTGTTTAATATCATCCCAATAAGCAACAATAGCACCTAAAGCAACAACTAAAACACCTATTCCTGTTGCCAGTATTCCCGTTTTTATTCCTTTTAAAGCATCTGCTGCAACCGCTCCTAATTGTTTAAAGCTATCTCTTGCCTCTCCTAATCCTTGTAGACCTTGAGCCAAAGCCATAGCACTTTGAACTTTTAAAAGTTGCTCTTGTAATTTTTTACTTTCAACACCAGCCAAACCTAAAGCACCTTGGTAAGCAGCAAATCCACTTGCTACACCTCCAATAGATGCACTTAATGCTTTAAACTTTGCATCTGGATTAAATGCATCGGTTAAGTTTTTTGCATCTCCTATACGGTCTTTTAGTTCTGCTGCTCTTTTAGCTGCCTCAACTGCTTCTCTTGAAGTTGCACCAAATTTATCCGACAATGTTTGAACATCCTGTTGCGCTTCCCTTAGCTGTCTTTTAAGGGATACAACATTATTTTCCGTATCCTTAATATCATCGTTAACTTTTAAGTTAATTATTTTTTCGACTGCCATATCCTTTTAATTTTATATTTTGCGCTTTTCCAATCTGTAGCCAATTCGTTTTTTCCCTTTGCCAATTCTATAACTTCACTTTTGCCAAGCCATTCTTCTTGCTGTAGTAAATCAATAATTAATCGTATCATAGTTGGTTTATTTCAATGTTAAAATCCGTAGTTCCTATTGTTATTTTTAAATCCCCACTTCTTGCGCTTCCCGTATTAATAGGAATTGTAACACGAATGTAATCACTTGCATTCCCTGTTGTTTTATTTACAGTTATCCAGTTATTTAAAGGAGTTGCAGTCCAGTTAGTATTGGAATCAATTTTAACCTCAAAATGTTCCTCACCTTTAGTAGCATTGTAAACAGTTAAACTAACCCCGTTTATTATGTAGCTTGTTACAGGTTCATGAATAGAATCAGCATCCACACTTAACAATTCACTATCTACAGTATAATCTGTTGAATCAACCCGTAATGAAGTTGTATTATCATAGCTATCAAATGGATCACTGAAATCACTAAACACTTCAATATCGCATTGGCTTGTAGTTAGATCAACTTTTAAAGATGAAATTTTATATTTCTTTTGTCCTATAATAAACCGATCATTTAAACCTAACCTTTGTAAAATTCTAATCGGCATTTTGCCCTTTACATTTAATACCCTTGTTTGCTTATTATATAAATCTTCAATGTATGTTTCCCAAAAGTTATGATATAAACTATTTGTTAAAGGTTGATAAAAGTAAGTTGAGTTATCAGCACCAAAATTTAAAGTATTTGTAACCTGATCAACCACTTTATTATCTTCAGTTGCTGTATGCCAAGTTGATGTAAAAGTCGCATTTACAGGGGATGGGGTTATTGCTGTTTTAATATAAATATTGCCGCCTGTATCAAAGCCATTTCTATAAAATAATAAAGGCGCTGTTTTAACAGGAGCTAAAGTTTTATCAACTGCAAATCCACATTGGTAATCTGTTGCTATAGTTGTTGCGCTATTAACTAACCTTTCAAACATCATATTTTCAAACTTAGATTCCATTTTAAGCTCATCACCTTGTATTTTAAAATCCGCTTTTAAATCGCCATAACCTATTTGGTTATTATCGAAGTATTGATTGCCTAAAATTGCTGTTGCTTTTTGATATTTAAACTCAATAAACTTTTTAGCTTTTGGTTTGTTTACTGTTATTTCTTTTAAATCTATAAGGTTAGATATATCATAAGATTTGCCTTTGCTATACCAATTATCTAAAGTGTCAATATAGTAATTTGAACTTGAAGTTGATTTTAAAATTAAATTAAATTGTATTATCAAGCTATTAAAGAAATCCTTAACTTTCATGTTAGGTATTTGCTCTGATATTTTAACTATTGCATTAGTTGTTGTTTGTGATGCTGATGTTGCATCAATTCTTCTCTGCTTTAGAATTCCAGCATTAAATTGCCTTCCACTGTATCGTAAAACAGTAGTAAAAGTTAATTGACCTTCAATAGCTGAAATTTTATAAGTAAATAAATGATTGTTAGGATCATCTTGCCAAGTTGTATTATAAGGATTTAACATTACATTTCCTTGTAAATTATCGTAAGTATAGTACAAAATTCCATTATCAAAAACGTCTACTTTATATAAATTATTTGTAGTTGGATAAACCCATAAAATTATGCCTATGTCCCGATAAGCTAATGATGTAAAATTATTAACCCAATCAATATTAACAGAATCTGTAGTTATATTTATTTCAGGAGTTGCGAGAGCCCAATCAGCTTGAATAACATTTAAAGAAGTATAATTAATTAATAATGATGTTGAACTTTGCTTTAGCCTACCTGTATCACGATGCAACCACATAAACAAATTATAAAAAATAGCACGATCAAAAAAATCACGGCTAAATGTTAAATTGTATTTTTGCTCAATAGCTTCAATAATTCTTATAACTCGTAATGCGGGTTTAAAATCTTTGTATTCTATTGTATTAGTGCTGAAGTTTAAATCATAATTATTATTTGTGCCGTATCTTAAATAACTTTGAGCACTTATTAAAGGATAGTAAACATCCCCGCTATTTATAGAAGCTGTATTAAGACTATTAATAACCGAACTACTATAAGTATGATCGTAGGTTGTTATTGTTTCAAACAAATGTTTTAATTCATCTTCACCAAATTTATCAGATAACCCAACGCCAGCACCAAAGAATGTTACTGAATAACTATTTGGCACACCATTTTTTAATTTTGCTGAATCTAATTGTAATGATCCGTATCTGAATGGCGTTTGATTTACTTCGATATAGGCATCAACTCGAATGTTAGCATTATAAGCGTTGGCTTGCGAATCATCACGCCTTAAAACATCGCCTGAATACCAATAATCAAACATTTTGTTATTAGTAGGTGAGCAGGGGATTGTGAAATTTTGAGTAAAATCCGTTCTTACTTTAGAAATATCAGATAAATTTTTAATTTGTAGATTTATTTCAATCTTTTCATCCTTAAATAAGTCCAAAGCTATGTAACCATCCGCATCAAATCGCTTTAAATATAGGGTAACATCCATTAATAAACTTGATTTAACTTGTTAAACGAATATTCAAAGTCCATTGTGTACTGAATTAGCTTGTCAAACAACCTTGATTTACGTTCAAATGACTTTTTATTTATGTTAACTGGCAAATATTGACCGTCATTTTCTAAATAAACGAACTCCGATAACATCAATTCATCAAATAATACGTTGTAATACTCAGGTAAGTAGTCAGTATTGCACGTTATTTTTTCTTTTGCATTAGGATTAAATGTTTTTTGCTGATGCGATTGTAAAGAATACTCACCAAATGATGAAATTATAGGCATATATTCGCTACTTTCAACCTCAAATGATTGCTTATTTCTTAAATTAAACGGGATTGATTGCCATACGCCATATTTATTTTTAAAGAAACAATTATATAAAGGATATTTGCAGGCATCTTTAACCGTTATGTAATGATCTTCATTACCTGTTTCATAAGTAAACCTAACTAAAAAGAAATCGCCTAAAAGTTCATCTTCTAAATAGCTATTTATATTTATATAAGAAACTAATTGATTGTTAAACTCAGGGTTTAATGTAAATGGTTGTGAAACGCCACCTACTTTAATACTCAATAATCCTTCGCTTAAAAAGTAAATAGGATAATCTGAATACATATATACAATATGATTAGTTATACTACTTAATACGTTTGTTTGTAGCTTAGGATTCATTAACTCAGTATGGTAACCAAAGCCATCAACAGCGTAAAAGTTTTTAATTTGCTGCCCTATATTGCTACCTTGATAAAAAGCGGTTAGTGTTGTTTCTAACCAAACTGAATCATAAGCGGTTGAAGTGTTAACCCCAATACCAAATGTAGGGATATTTGATTTACAATAATCGTTTACAAATTTAGCTACTTCAAAATTTATCTTTGTTTGCCCTGCCTTTATAACCTGATTTGATAGTGTGAATTGTGGCGTGTTAGGTTTGTCAACATCAAATTCCCCTCGGTATATTCTTATTTCAATTTCAGCTGAATCAAACAAAACAGTTGGTTCTATAAATACGTTAAACGGGCTTCTTGATAAAATAATGTTATCCCTAAAAAGTACATTTGCTACATCTACATAATTTAAAGTTACATTTGTAGAAACAGAAACTGTTGAAATAGTTACATCCGTTTTATTTAATACAATATCAACACCATCATTAACTTGAGTAACTGTAGCCCAATAATATGGTGCCCAAAAGTTAGCTAAAAAGTTATATAGGTTTACAATAGTATCTAATTTAACAGCTCCTATTGTAATTTTTCCCGCTGTTAATATTGGCGCAAATTGAAACTGATAATTAGTTGCTGTTATAAACTCCGAAGGGATTGCTAAATTATATGTAAATTCTTCTGTTGTAGTTTGACTTATTAATTCAGGTCCTGTTATAGTAACTAACCCGCCTGTAGTATTAGTATAATTATGCAAAGTAAAAGTATCAGTTCCTAACCCTGTTACATTTATATAAATATCATAAAAACCTGCAGCGTTTACTGTAGGTGATAATGAATAAGTTATAGATGCATCTGTATCAAATGTTTCTAAGTTTGTTTTTAAATTTGAAATTGTTACCGATGTTGTAGCGTTTCTAATTGTGTTAAATGTATTGCTTGTTGAAGATGTAAAAGTTTTATCTATATTTTCTAATACACTTCCATTCTTTTTTATATCCAAAACAAAATAATTACCTATTGTAGGGTTGCCAGTGAACGCTATTTTAAATCGCCATACATTTGTAAATTCAGGGTTATCTATTAACCTAACTTCTATTTTCTTTGCCATTATATATCTTTTAAACTAAATTCCATAAAATTCTCAACATCCAATCCATACGCTTCAGCAACTTCATTAGGCAATTCTTTAAACGCCTGTTCAAATGGTTTGGTAAAAAACAAACTTGGCTTTATACCGTTTATAAATATACCCCTTGCAATTATCCATTGTATTGATTGCGCTAATTTTTTTGGATCTTGTACTTTTCTTGTTTTAAATTGCCCTGAGCTTGTTCTTGGAGCTATACCCCTTCTTACAATCCATTTGTCTAACTTTGCAGGTGGCGGCATTTTAGTTGTATATGAATATTCAGTATTGTATTTTTTCTTAACCCCACTAACCCCTTTATCCTGATACAATCCGTATTTTTCCATTGTGAAATCTAAAGCAAAACTATTCGGCATAACTTTAGCAACGCCATCAATACTATTGCTTAGCTTCTTGCTCGAATCTTTATTCATCGAAGCTAAATTTGCTTTTGACTTTGCAATCACAAACTCCTTAAATTCATCAAGTGTTTTTTGAGTTTCTTTTTTATTCATCGCATGGATCATAAGAATTAGTAATACTCAATTCAAGTTGAAAACTACATCCATCTAACATATTTAAAAACTGTAAGGATATTGCCTCAGGGTTTGTTTGTGATGCAACTTCAATATCATTTGCATTTATATTTTTTAAAGAATAAAATAACCTGTTTGAAATCGCAACCGCTTTGTTATAGTTGCTTAGCTCGTTATCATTTCGTAGCCATTTATCAGTTGATGTTATTTTTGAAGTGTCCCTAATGTTTAAAATATAAACATCAAATGTAAAGCTCATAACCCCCATTGCATAATTTGGATTGAAGCTTAAGAATTGAATATGCCCTAATGGATAATTTGTTTTTTTATCCATATCAATATCATTTGAAGTACCATGTGTTACTACATTAATATCAGGATCGGCAATTAACAACCCCTTTAGATAATTTATAACTGTATTAAATTCGTTATTCATGCTTTTTTAATTGTTTATTTTCTTCATTTGCTAAATCAATCTTAAATTCTAAATATGTGAGAAATTGATGAATATTGGTTTGCGTTGCTCGTTTAAAATCAAAATAGTTTCCTCCAGCAACTGTGTAAATTGATTGATACCAGCCCCATTTTCCGCCAAATGTTTCTCCAATAAATCTGTCTCCGCTGTCGGTTGTTGTAAAAAGTCCCTCGTAGCTTTCAATAATTCGCTGTTTAAATTCGAAAAAAAAACCATCGAACTGAGTAACAATTCTAAAGGTAGTTTTAACATACTTTCACACGTATCATCTGATCCCTTATAATCTTCTAATATATACTTACTACCTAATTTCTTTTTTATTGGTCTGTAAAGCACCGCCATAGCCCTATGATAGTTTTCAGGATCCGTAAAGTATTTATCCAAATCGATATATTCGCCAGCGCTTATATTATCAAAGTTAGGAATGCGCCCTAAGTCTTTGTAAATTTGTATATCCCTCGGCTCAGTATTTAGAACGTCAACAATTTGCTGAGCAATTTCCTTCATATCCTTAATAGGAATTTTAAGCACATCTTCAACGCTTAAATCACAAAAGTTTGCTATAATAGAAACCATTATAACTTCATCATCGACTTCTTCAAGTTTAGTAATGCGGTTGTATTTAATAAACTGTTCAATAGTTACATCTTCTAAAGATGTTGGTATAAGTATCTTCATAATATATAAACGAAATTAATCAAAATTGTAACGCCCATAATTAGGTTTGCCGATTAAATCCCAAACGGCATAACCTAAAGCATCTAATAAATGGTTATAATCATCAATAGGCGTTTGGCTTTTAGAATCGTGCCAAACGTAGTTATTTAGTTCCTTAACTAAGTTAGTTGAATTAGGATCTATTATTAATTTATAGTCTTGTACTAAAGCAATCCGCTCAATTATTGTAGGTTTTTTAATACCCTTTATATTTAAACCCCTGCTTTGTAATTCAGATATTAAACGGGGCTCAGCACTATCAGCAATAATTAAATTAAAGGCACCGCAATACCGATTATTTTCATCGTAGATTTGTGAAGTTGTTAACCCCGTTTTATAAAGTAGTTCTTTGCAATAGATTTGTTTGCGGTCTTTGTCAACAGAAACCTGAATTAAAGTTGTTGGATCAATACTAAATCCAAAATCTTGTCCGTAAACAGATTTGTTTACTTCTTTAAATTCATCAATACGCCAGTTAGTAAATACAACGCCCTCAGCTTTGTTTAACCACCCACCTAATATTTGATGTTTGTATTTTGTAGGGTTGTTTACTTTGATACGTTCAACTTCATTAATAAAAGATTGATCCAGGTTATTTATGTTATCTAAGTAGGTAGTGTGAATATAAGTAACATCTTCTTTAATGCCGTTAAATCCTTCTTGTATGCCCCTATCTTCAAAGAAGCGCTTATATATCCAATGCTCTTTAGTTGCAGGGTTAAGAATTAATATAACTCGATTCTGTTTGCCCTTTTGCCTAATTGATAAATTGATTTTATCAAAGACTGTTTCATCTGTTAATTCTTCAGCTTCATCAACAATCCAGGTTGTAATACCTTGCAACGATTTTAAGTTAGCCGTTTGATCCCCTGAGCTTGTTCTAATGCCTCGAAATATAATATCGGTGTTAGATGTTTTATTTTTAATTTCTGTTTTGTTAACCTCAAAAAATGGCTCAGCATTCATTAGCTCAATCTTTTCTTGAAATTCAGGAATGATTGACAAATGTGCCGAAGTCATTGTTTGCCTTGTAAAAAGTATTTTATGATCGGGCTCAAAAGATAATCCACAAAGATAGGATGCAACCCCGAATGATTTAGAAGATCCACGCCCACCCGTTACAATATAGTAACGTGTTTCGTTATTTACTAAAGGATAGTATTTAGGGTTTAATATTATCAAATTTCAATACTTCTTTTAAATCAAAGTTATTAACAGTAACTAAACTTTCAGTTGTTTGTTGCGGGGAACCATAACCTGAATCCATTAATGCTTTGTAAGCGTTTACATCGCCATCCCTTGCTTTTTTAATTAGCGCTAAAGTCATTAAATCTTCTTGCGACATTGTTTCCTGTTCGCCTGTAATTGGGTTCTTTAATGATTGATTAACTTCAAGCCATTGCCTTGCTATTGTGCTTCGGTTTTTACTTCCTTTAGGTCGCCCTGCAGGGTTTCCGCTTTCGCCTTTTTCAAATGGTTTTAATGTGCCTCCGTTTTTACCTTCCATAACTCTGTTTTTACATTGTAACTCCGTTGCGTTTGATTACTAAAGTCTCATCTAGCTTTTTCATTCTATCTATAATTACTTGACAATACTTTGGATCGAATTCAATTGCATAAGCTTTTCTTTTTAATTGCTCGCAAGCAACCATTGTGGTTCCGCTTCCAGCAAAAGCATCAATTACGATGTCTCCTTTTTTACTACTGTTTTCAATCTGATATGAAAATAAACCTACTGGTTTCATTGTAGGGTGTTCTCCATTTCTGCTTGGTTTATCAAAATTTATAACTGTGGTTTGTTTTCTGTCTGCATACCATTTATGACTGTCTCCTTTTAACCAACCGTACAAGCAAGGCTCGTGCTTCCATTGGTAGTCTTGTCTTCCCATTACCATTGAACTTTTTACCCAGATCAATTGTTGTTTTAAAAGCCAACCAGCATCTACCATAGCCTTTGCAAAATTTATAATTTCAGAAGGAGCGTGCCAAACATAAATTGCACCTCCTTTTTTTATAACTGTTGACTGAGCAGTATAAAAGTCATAAAGAAATTTATAAAAATCATCATTGCTCATTGAGTCATTTTGTATAGTTAATTTTTCTTTTGTGGCTCCTTCATAAGCAACGTTATAAGGAGGATCTGTTATAACCATATCTGCTAACTCTCCTTGCATTAATTTTTGAAAAGTATCTGTTTGAGTGCTATCGCCACAAAGTAATCTGTGTTCCCCTATTTCAAAAAGATCTCCTAGTACAATATCAGTTTCAATTCCACCTTCAGGAACGTCAAAATCATCTTCTTCGGCTTCTAATACTTCAGGATTAAAATCAATCGGCAAATCTAAACCCCATTCTTCTAATTTTTCAGTATCCCATTCATTAGCTAACATATCCCAATCCCATTCCCCAAAACCTACATTGTCTTTAACAATAAATTCCTTTTGTTGTTCAACTGTTAAATCATCAGCTTTTAAAATATAAACTTCTTTTAACCCTGCTTCTTTACATGCTTTTAATCGCATGTTACCTCCCAAAACTATCATTTCATTATTAACAACAATAGGT